ACCAACATTTACGATCTTTCAGAAGATGCTGACGGTAATCTTATTAATCCTGGTCGTATCCTTTATCAATCCGAACAACCAAGAATAGATCAGACTACATTCAATTTTAATTATGGTGTCACTGCAAGTTTTCAGATACCACTTGGAGGCCATGGATTTAATAAGGCTTGTTTAAGGGCTGCTGAAACACAGATAAAAGGACAGGAGTTTGCACTTACTAAGGCAAAACTAGAAGCTAATCTGGCAAGAATGAAGATATGTGCCGAACAACTAAAACTAGGTGTTAAGTTTATCGGTGATGATGCTGTTACCTGTAAAAACATAATATTAACAACGATACCCAATCAAGTTATTCCACATACTCACAAAATTAAGAGCAACTGACGCTCCAACAGAGCAGAGGTCAAGTTAATGACTTGATAATGGGTCTGGTTGCTAAAGACAAGCCACGGGCTGTGGTAAGACTTGTCCAAGAAAACAATAAGACTGTCCAACAGAGCAGTGGTCAAGTCAATGACATGATGCTGGGCTTATCGCTTATAAATTATTGTAACTTATCTTTTTTCTTTGTCAGTTTTTTTACGATATTCTTAACTAATGGTTTGATGATATTAAGTAAAAGTGGAGAACTGGCAGCGACCAAGCCAATAACAGCAGTAGATACAATGCTAGAAACTTCTGGAATGTACTGATCCTTAAACGGGACATCCTCATAAAGTGTTATACATTCAATCCCATCATCCCCTCTTTTATGGCCGATGACACGTTCTAACCGTTTTTCGTTACGAAAGTCTCCAACTCTTTGGTTTGATTTGCCAGGGCAGGGTTCAAACTCAATCTTTTTGTCTTTCTTTGGTTTTACAGTTTTTTGTTGAGTTTGAGTTGGAGTAGCTGGTGTTGATCTAGGAATATCTTCTGTATAAATAATTTCATTAGGATTATATCTTATTGGATCGTAAGAAGGTATTTGACCTTCAGGGCAGACAGTATATGTTCCATTGGGGTCTGCTATTAGCAAAGAAGGATTGCGTGTAGTTTCTAAATCTCTGTGATATAAATTACAACCTGGTATTTTGCCTTCAAGTTTATGTTTTATAAAATATGGTGTATCAGGTAGATCAATAGTTGGAAGTGTAATCTGAGGTATTTTTATTTCACTCATCTTTATCTATATCACCAATAGAAATAGACCATCCATCTTCTCCAAATTTACCAGTTTCTATAATCTTTGGTTTTGTTATTTTTGCATCCATTTCATCATGATATTTTTTTATCTCATCATCTAATTCAAGTTGTAATTTTTTTATTCTTAGCCAAGACACAAATTTATCAATATAGTATTTTACTAATTTTTTAAAAAACCCAAAGATCATTTAATAATCGGCATTGATGGGCCTGTTACTTTTGGTAAACCCTGATCTAATACTTTGGGCATCATTCCAGAAACATTATCAAGTATCTCATTCATAACTCTAGCCTTGAAATTTTCTGATGTTACATATTTATATCCAAAGTATGCCCCACCACTCATTGAGGCTACCATTACAAATGAGATAATACTCAAAACATTAGCGATTTTTTGAAACATGATTAATAAAATGGTAGCACCACTTACTCTGATGGTACTGTTTCTTCTTGTGGGGTTGATGCCTTTGTATCTGATGGCTGGTTATCTTCGGATTTTGACATCTCCAAAATCTGCTGATCCAACAACTTTATCGCGCCAGTAATCTCATAAAGATTTGCAAGTTGTTTTTCTTTTTCTAACAACAGATGTTGTTTTGTTTCAACTAATTTTTGTAAATCCATTCATTAAGCGTAAAGTGTCTTTCCTTTTGTTATAGCAGCATCAATATCTGTAAACGATTCGGATGTCCAGATTGATGTTGTTTCATCAGTTTTTGTATAAGCTTTGATTATTTCAAGATGATCTGTATTTCTTTTGAT